AGAACCTATGTCAGCTTTATTAGATGCTATTCCTGAAAATCATCCTATGTTATTAAATGAAGAATCTTATTTTTATTTAATTGATAGTTTATCAACATTAGAATCTCAAATCCAACATTATCATTGGAAATGGAATGATGGTTTAGTTATACCTAATTTTGGTTGTGTTTATTCTAGAGATAAAAATTTAGGTAAAGATTTACTTAAAATAACTAGAGATAATAATATTAAAGGATTAGTAGAAGAATTTGCAATGTGGAAATATGCTAATTGTAGTATGGAAGAATATATTGAACGTTTTCATCCAAATTATGTGTTAGGCGTATCCTATCAAAGATTAAAGGGAGAAGAAGTTATAAAAGTTTTACAAAGTAAATTTAATGACTATTTAAGGACACAGATAGATTATAAACCTTATTTAGAACATATTTAATGAAATCTTATTGTAGTTTACCTTTTGATAGATTTAAAATTGATTTTGATGGTAGATACCATTCTTGTTGTCATCAAACTGATTATTATGGAAATATTTTCGATGAGGGAAAATCAATGGAAGAGTTATATAAAGGACAATTACTTAAAGAAGTTAAGGTAGCAACATTAAATAAAGAATTACACTCTATGTGTAATAATAATATGTGTCCCCATTATAAAACTGAATTAGAAAGAAATAAAGATGTATTTGGGGAGATTTCTTCAGATATGTGGTCAATTTTTAATTTATTGATGGAAAGTACTTTACTTTCTGATAGAGATAAAATCAACAACTATATTATTATTATATTGAGGATTATATATTCTAAGTTGAGATTGATTTAAAGGTATGAAATCTATTGTAAATAACCCTACTCCACCAGGTGGTACAACTCGTGGATAATAATTAAGCGCTGAGTCACTAGCACCACCTTGATTTATATTGATTCTACCACTTACAGGTCTATTAGGATTTTTTGTTTCATCAAATAAAGTTCCATCATTGGATACAACATTTAAACTTATTTGATACACAGCACCTAATTCTAAATTTTGATTAAGTCGTAGTTGTGAATAAGCATCTGGACTATCTTGAACAGCTGGTGACCATATGACAAGTCCATCTTGGAGAACAAGTTGGGGTGGGTCATCTACACTAGCTAATTGCCAATTTTCTGTCGTGATAGAACCTCCAGGATTTAACTCAGGTCCTAAATCTTTTGGAAAATTGTATTGTCCTAAATCTCCAAATTTAGGTTTATTAAGTATTATTTTTTTTTGAGCATTCATTTTTAAAATGCTCCATTATTTGTAGATGTTTTTATTACACTTGTTATTTTTGATTTTCTAACTCTTAGTGTTTCATTTTCAAACTTTGGACTAAAATCTTTAATTGCAAAACCTTTATTTTCATTACCACTTTTGTCTTGTAACACATCAGTTTCTACTTTATCATTTATTATATGTATTATCAAGTTTTCATTTGATTCATTTTCATCTGTTATAGGACCTTCTAATGGAAATGGTATTTTTAAAACGCCATCTATTGAAGGATAACCACTTATAACATTGTTATCCTCATCCATTTCAATATTTACAAATCTACCATTAGCACCATACTTTGGTAATACAGGATAATAATAATCACCCAACCAATCTTGCTCAGAATAAACGTCTATTGATGGATTTGATTGTAAATCAATACCTTGTCTATCTAATATAGAATCATTTTCTGAAATAATATTTTTCCAATATCTCGGATTATCAGGTATATTACTTTGTTCATCTTCAAATCCCAAAAGTTGATGTATAGATAAAGAACCAGTGTTATAAAATTTTATGTTTGCTAAATCACAATCACCAATTGATTTTCCTAATTCTTGTTTATTTACTGATATACCATCGTTAATAAGTTCACCATTTGGAGATAAAAATCTATTTTCTAAATAACTTGGTAATATTTCAAATTTGTCTTGTTCTTCAGAATCCATTTTTAATAATGCTAATTCGGTTTTTAACTTATCACTATTGTTTTTAAAAGTTATATTAATTTTTTCATTACCAATAAAACCTAATTGTCTTTTTACTTTTTTATAATAACTACTTTGTTTAGAAATACCACCAATTATAGGTGTGGTGTTTTTATATGGAATAAATGAGTATCCATCACTACCAAAGTATTGAAATTCTTCATCTAACCCCTCATTGATGTTTATTCTTAATTTAAATTTTTTATTGTGTGCTACACCTAAAATATTATTGTTTTCATCAACTTTTACTCTTAACATCGTTCCTGTAACTTCAAACACACCATTAGTTTCATATGTGTGATAGATAGCTTTCTGTTCATCAATTTGTTCAGGAGTTGAAAATTCATTTGGAGTACCATCACCCCAATCCACATCATAAATGTAAAACAAACCACTTCTAAAATCATTGTATATTGGTGTTCTTTCCACATCAAGTATTTCATTGGTTGGATATTGAGGATAAAAATAAAATTGTGCTTCTAACGGAGCAGTTGAATCCTCATATTCGTTGTTTTGCAATTCTTTATCATAATAGTTTGTTAAATCGCCCGAACCATAAACACCATTAGATATTTTTTTTCTAACATCAACATCAGGATAAAATTCATAAGACTCATAACATTCAATATCATCAATCAATACCCTACCATTGAAATTATTTCCAGATTGTAAAAATAAATATAAATTACCAACACCATCGGTTGGGTACGCATTTTCATTGCTAATGTATTGCTCTATAGAAGTAATACCAAGATTATTATCTTCACCTTCAGCATAAACTCTTGCAAGTATAAAACAAGAGAAATCTGGTTGAAATTGACGAGATGGATCATATCCACCATTATTATCATAACTCCACCTTTGACCATCCCAATATGCTATAACTATATCAGGACTTGTATAACCAACATCAGCCATTTCCATTGGCCCATCAGACACTCTAGAGGAAGGAAGTAAGCCAACATACATCAAGTAAGCTTCAAGAACATCACTAGTTCTCTGATTATCTCCAACCCCTCCCGTATCACCTAAACCTGAAGTAACTGTATTTGTATCATTACCAAAATTTGTTTGATGTTGAATCATTCTAGTCGCCCCAAATTGAGGGTCTTTTAAGTAAAATCTATCTGCAGGTTGACCATTCCAATCTAAATTTCCTTCAGTAGATGCGTTTTTTACTTTAAATAAAATTTCTCCTGGATTTTCATCATCTAAAGCAGTATCATAATTTCTATTCAATTGTATTTCTACAGGTCCTCCATTTTTTTCATCATCAAAAATTCCACCATATGGAACTCCATATATCATCCCTTTGTTATTATGTTCTTCAGTTAAATTAAAATTAAATTCAAATGTTTCCCATTCATTCACAATAGAGTTTTGGAATCTACCCATACCCCCAAAATTTGAAAACTTTTTATTTTCAAATGTATTAGCATTTGGATACCTATCAGAATTAAAAAATCCTTTTGCATCAAAATACACATCTGTTCTAGGAAGATTTATATCTGACCATGTACCACGCTCATCCCAAATACCATTAAGACCAGGAAATGGTGTTTCATGAGCTTGATTAGTTAAAATACCAACCTCTACTTGAGGTGCCATTCCCAATCCTTCATCTAATGGATTTTCAAGAAATAATTGTTGCTGTTCTGCATTTTCAAAATTATTATCTGTTGGGAAAATATGTGTAGTTTTCATTTTAAATTTTATTTTAAAAGAAGTGTAGGGATTAATAACATCATCATTAAATTTATCATAAATTTTTTGAACTTGATTCAATACCCTATATTGGTTTTCTGTAAAAAATTCGATATCAGATTCCGAATAGCTATCATTTAATTTTGAATTTGATGTAAGTGGACTGTGAAGTAATGAATTAAATATATATTTTGTACTTGTGTCACCATTTGTGATTAAATTTAAAATATGATTCGCATCCCAAATTTCATAATTTATAAAACATAAACATCTACTATATGAATACGCTTCATTGGTTTGTATCCAAGATGCTATTGTTGGATAATTAAGAGATAAATTATCATTATATAGTTGCCTTAAATAAGTTCTCAATGAACTAATTGAAGCACCACTACCAGGAATTGTCTGTTCACCAGTAATATGGCGGTTGAAATCTTCCTGCGTTACCATATTGTTATTTTGATTTAAAAATAAAAAATGTCTTTCAAATTCCCCATCACTATCCATATCATCATAGTATGAATCAATTTCACCTTGTATTGGTATATATTGAAAAAATCCACCATAACCTAAAAAACCTTGATTATCTGAAGTTCCTTCACCATTGTTATGTTGTAAAAAATTTGATAAATATCTATCCATATAATTTGGAATAGAATATTGCCCTTTTAATCCGATGTAATGCCACTTACCTTGTGGTTCTACAACTGTATTAGCTAATAAGTTTTTATTTATAAATTTACAATTTCCATTGTTAACAAGATTTGGTTTGTTCAATCCTATAAATGGAAATGATAACACATCGGGAAAACTATCTTGAGATATATTGTCTTCATTAAAAAAAAACATTCCAAGAGATTCTCTTTTATCGTTATCAAAATTAATTAAAGAAGACAATGTGTTTTGAAAAGAATTTGTATTTAAATCCAATCCTGAAAAAGCGTCATAAGATGATGAAAGTGTTTGTTTTATTTCAACACCATCTACACCGAATCCACTTGATATTGATTCTGTGATAAATGACATAATTTATACCTTAAAACCACGAGCTTTTAATAAATCAGTTCGTGATATGATTTCTACTTTACATTGATTTCCATAACCTGAATTAGCTACAAGTGTATCTGGTTGGTCTGGATTTTTACGATTCATCCAAAAATCAAAATCATATTTATATGCATCATAAATAGGGTTTAATCCAGATTCATTATCACCAAATACATTATATTTATCAGGCTCAATTATGTTAGGGTTATAAGTAGCACATATGAAATACCATTCATTAAAGTCCTCAGGAATGTGTGTAGCTCCAAGTGCTAATAATTCATCCCATTGTTGATTATCAGGATTAAAATTACCTGGCAATTCAGGTAAGTTCCAAGTATATTTAGTAAAAGCACTATTTCCAGCTTCTGAACTTCTTAACCAATTACCATCTCCATTAGTATCTTTTGCATTTACAACTAATCTTACAAAACGAGCAGAATCTGTATTTCCGAAAATAGGTTTATTAGAATCTTTTGATATATACCCATCAGGCCTATTATTATTAATAAGGGAATCACTAAATGAACCAAAAGTATAATTATTATCACCCGGCTCAGTACTACCCCAACCAGTTCTATCATCTTTATTTACAATAAATGTTTCTAATTTAAAACCAAATCCTTCCTCTGAAGTTCTGTTCCAATTAGGGTCATCTTGCCCTCTTGTTGGGTTTCCAAAATTAAATAAAGTTCCAGTAGATACTTTATCTAAAAACCTAACCCACATTGTAATGGTAAAGCCATCATCTAAATACGTTAGATTATTTGGGTTTAATCCTTGAACAAATTCTTGATTTGTATTTCTTATAATAATACCTTGATTTAAATTTCTAAATTTTAAATATCCTGATGATTGATTTTGATATGTAGGTCTATCATCTTGTGGTAAAATTTCATCTTCCAACATATCTGTCAAATAAGGAAAAATAGTGTTATAAATATCCTCAATGGTTCTTGTTGAATTTGTATCATTGGCTGTTGACTTTAATCTGTGAATAAATGCATCTTCTTCATCAATATTACCATCCATGTTATCTTGAGCATATGAAATACTATTATCTTGACTATATTGAAGTGAACCAGTCCAATTATTATCAGTTCCTCTGTCAACTCTATTATCATTATCTAAATCAAACTCAGGTGGGTTTGGTGGAAGTAAAGCATTTAACTCTTGAAAAAATCTAATGATTCTTGATTGTCTTGTATCACCCGATGGTAGTAATTCAAATATATTTGTGTCAAGAAATTCTTCTGCTTTGTCAATATCTACATTTGATTGTTTTTGATTTATAGGAATGAATTGACTTACATTTAAAGGATTACCATCACCAATAATTAAATTTGTAATATTTATTGCACCATCTGGAAGTCCTCCACCTACAAGACTTATACTTATGGATTCATCTTGCCCTTGTAAAACAGCCACATTTAAAGTATTAACATTAACAACTTGATTAATTATATTTTGTAATTGACTTATGGTTTCACCAGTGTCTAATGTGGTTGTTTGATTCAAGTCAGCTTCATTAGCTTTTAAATCTTTTTGAAAAAGTGCTAAAACACCTTCACCAGCACCTTGTTCAAGTTTACCATTACGAATAAATGTTTGATTGTTTTCTACAATTGTTTTGTTAACAAATGGACTCTCTATTAATCTTTGCGCTATAAAATCAAATAGTATTTCAAGATTTAAAGAAGTTAATCCACTTTGATACTCCTCAGTTGTGAGTTCGGGCTCTTGATAACTTTCGTTTTCTTCAGTAGTATATGCCATAACCTATTTCCTTTTAACTACAAATTCAAAATCATCATCAAATATTTGTTCTTGGCCATCATCGTATTTTAACTTTAATAGTATTTTGTAAACTCTATCAGGATAAAACCCATCCAAATATTGATTAAAATAATTTGAGTCTGAGTCACAACTTAATTTAGTAAAACTAATTCCATTAATATCTTCAAATGGAACAATAAATTCATCGGTAGCCACATCTTTAATTGCATATGAACCACTACCTTCAGGTATGTATGAACCAGTAACCTCTTGAACTGATGTTGTAAAAGATTTTTGTATGTATCTTTTTCTCGCACCAATTCTAAACTTAACCCTTTCACCTACTTTGTAACTTTCTTTCATTCCTTTTATGTATAAAAAGTTATCAACCTCACCGCTAGTATCTAACTCAGTTAGACTTCCAGTATTAGAACCCGTACATGGTAAGTGGTCATCCCATTTTACTTCTATTTTTGGAGAATAAATTGTATGAGTATTTCGTGAAAAGAATTTTAATTTAGCAAAGGTTATTGAATCAGTTTCAGCACTACCACTAAATTTTAAAATAAAACCATAATTAGGAATAACATTATCGAACCACTTAGTCATAATATTTGTTACATCCATATTTACATCGGGAGATTGTAAATTAAAATTTTGTGATGCTGTAAAAACATTATCTTTTATCCAAATACCACCATTATTTGTTTCACCACCATGAAAAGTACTTTCTGTTATGTTGCCAAAAGTTTGTCCTGCATTTGCAAAAGAAGCAAAATATTCTTGAAATTCTATACCATCATTATCAGGATCAGTTGCAAAATCTACAGACCAAGAAAGAGCTGCAGTTCCTGGTGTATTACTTCTGTTTTCCCAACTACACCCATCAGTAACTTTTGGATTATCACCAAACTTACCTGTCCCCTCAACCCAAGCTTGGTATAGAGGAAAAGCATGTATTTCATATTCTGTTGATAAACTAGAATTACCCTCAGCTTCAAATAAATTTAAACTATAGGATGCATTACTTGGGATTGTTCCAGCAGTTCTTAAAGATTTTAAATCATTAAATTCATCACCTGCGAAATTAATTAACACTCTACTTGGATAATCAAAAGAATTATTAAAAAATTCTTTTTTAAGTTCAAGTATTTGGTCTTTACCAAAGTTTTGGTCTGTAAATGTTTCACCAGTTACATTCGATGAACCACTTGAAATCCATGTATCTTGTGATGGAAATATAAAATGATGCATTTTTACTCCTTAATTAATACAAATTTTGAAGCAGAAAAATTATTAAACTTAACTCTTTCATCTGAACCAGCACTTCCACTACCTAAAATTTCAGAACCAAGTTGTGTAAATAATCCTTTCGTGTTTGCTCCTGCAGATGATGTTGGTAAAGCCGTAAAGTCCACTTTATCTCCACTAATGAGTAAGTCACCTGTCGTGCTAATTTTACCACTTGCACTTATATCATTACTTGCGGTTATATTAGAATCTACTTGTAAGTTTTGATATATTCTAACTTTACCATCTTCTTCTATTCTCATGCGCTCATTACCTGGAGTATCATCATTGTCATCTTCAGCTGATGTACCGAATACTAAATATCCACCTTTATCACCTGTACCTTGAGATTCGGCTGCATAACCAGCAATATAAACTGAAGATTCTGTAACTGCACTTGGTACATTACCATCTGTTGAATCAAATCCAATACCACCAAGAATTTCATTTGAAATAACTGATGAATCACCATCTCTAACAAATATCATACCATCATCAGCATCTGAACCCGAATGATAAACAGTTATTTTATTTGTTGGTAATCCTCCGAAACCAATGTTAGAAGTGGTAGATTCAACAAAGAATTGATGTGATCCAGATTTATTAGCTACACGAAAATCAGCTGAGCTGTGGTGCATTCCATCTATATCACCAACAATTACTTCATTTTCAGTTCCAGAAACAGAACCAGTTAAACGAAGTAATTCTTCATTACCCGCGTGAAATTTAATTAGACTTGAAGTTAATTCCATGTTTGTACTGGTTGAACCATCTGAAAATACCTTATCACAACCAATAGTACCAATATTTGAAATATTAGTTCCATCATCACCAATAATGTTTCCGTTTGCATTTATATTACCTTCAACAAAGAAATCACCACTTGCACTTATAGAACCTGATACAACTAATTTTTTATCTACACCAGTAAGAGATCCCCTTCCAATACCAACTTTTCCATAATCTCCATTCACATGTAGTGAATGTGAAAGTGGAAATGCAGCATGTACTGAAAAATCAACAGCAGAACCACCAGAAAGACCATCAGGATTTATAATTACTTCATTTCCACCATGACCATCTAATTTTATTAATTCATGACCTCCTGCTATTAAATGCATATGATTTGTAGATCCTGAGATTTTAAAAGAGCTAGATGCATGTTCAATTTCAGCCACTTTAATAGTATCAGCTCTCATATTACCACCAGCTGGCCCAGCACCACTCGCAGTGATATTTATGGCACTTATTGAAGCGCCAGATAAATCAATTGAACTAAATACACCCGCATTAGCAGTTACTGTTCCACTTGAACTTATATCTCCTGTAACAAACAATTCTGCCTTTGGTGTAGCTGAGTTAATACCAACTCTACCAGTACTACCTTGTACAAATATTGCATTTACTGCGTTGGCTGAACCAGTAGCTTTAACATGGAAGTCAACATCTCCACCATCACCAACGATTACTTTGTCTTGAGGAGATACTTGGGAGGAAGCTGATAGTTGTAATAATTGTTCATTACCTGCCGTAAATGTTATTATATCCGTATCCAATTCAATCTTAGTATCTGAACCACCTGGTTCAACATTTTGGATGGTATTTGTAATTACTTCAGTAGCACCAACCCTACTTGCACTTACAAATCCACTAGCACTTACATCACCAACTATTTCTAATTCATACTTAGATGGAGTTGATGTTCCAATACCAACTCTACCAGTACTACCTTGTACGAAGAATGAATTTGATGAACCACTTGTTTTAACTTGAAAATCTACATCACTACCGTCACCAAAGATTACTGAGTCTTGAGTACTTTCTGATAATTGTAGTAATTGTTTATTACCTGCTGTAAAAGTTATTGCATCTATACCAAAAGCTATATGAGTATCAGTTTCACCATCATGAAGTATTTTATCACCAACCTCAATTTGATTTATATCTGTGATGTTTGTACTACCATCACCATCAATGTTTCCATTTACAGTAATGTTTTTATTAAATACAGCATCACCACTTAATGTTAAACTACCAGTTTGTTCTACTGAGCCTGTAATTGTATGTTCTCGAGACAATGTATCACCAAGTTTCGAATCACCTGCAGCGGTAAAAGTACCTGTACCAAAAATACTACCTGTTACAGATAAATCATTAGTATGCACTTTACCATCTGCACCAACTTCAAATCCACTTGCAGATATTTGTTGGGTACTGGTACCGAGTCCAACTCTCAATTGCTTTAGATGCATTGTGTTAAATTGTTTGGTACTTAAACCTATGTTAACAGATCCAGATGGTTCTATTCGCCCCCCAACGGTTAATTTACCATCGGCTTGAGCATTTACACCTGAACTTTTATCAGTTCCTATGTTTAATTGTCCAAATGAACCAGTTGAACCTAATGAACCACTTATTGTTTTAAAATCTTTTATTGTTGAAGTTGTATTTAAAGCTTCTATTGATGGTGCTTTAATTGCAGTATTTGCAACTAACTGACTAGCAGTCACGCCACCACTTGCACTTATATCACCTGCTACGGTTAATTCTTTTGTTGGAGTTGATGTACCAATACCAATATTATTAGTATCACCTTGAATGAATAAATTGTGAGTAGCTCTTGTTGTTGAACCACTGGTTCTAAATCTATAATCAATATCAGTACCATCACCAAAAGTTAAAACATCTTGCGTAGTTTCAAGAGCTGTCATAAATGTTGTGTTACCAGCCATAAAAGCTATCATATCACCTGTAAAAAATATTTTCGTATCCGTATCACCACCATGCTGTATATTTGAATCAACAAATAATTGTTGAGCTGAGATATCACCACTTGAACTTATATTACCACTTGCGGTTATATTACCAGTTAAATCTAAACTATCGTTAAAATCAATTGTAGAACCACCTGTAACGGATTGAAATGCGTCAGCAAATACAGTTCCACTTGCACTTATGTTTCCTTTCACAGTTAATGTTGTGTTAGGGGCAGGGAAACCTACACCTAAAGACATACTTGTTGCTTGAATATTACCACTTGCAGTTATATGTCCAACATCTGAACCACTTACAAATAATCCACCACCTCTATTGGAGCCCGTACCTGAACCTCCACCTAAAGTTAGCATATTTTCATTATTAGGATACATACCCATTCCAATACGCCTTCCTGATTGTGTAACATAAAAAGATGGTTTATTTCTAACACTACCTGGACTTGGATTAACAGTAAATATACCAGGTTCTATACTAATAAAAAAGTCACCTTCTTGACTTGAACCACTTGGCTGCATACCAAATTTATATTCATAGTCAATATTACTTAATGCACCTTTAATTCCTAAAGGAGTAATTTGAGATAAGTTTTCATTTACTGTAGAACCTACTTGTTGTGTCAAACTAAATAAAGGTCTTCCAGAACCATATTCTTCAAATGAAGAGGTTAAAACAAAAAATCCAGGACCAGCAAACGCACCTAATTCATTTGAACCACTATCTTGGAATCTTATTCCACCATCATCGTTTTCTGTCATTCGAACACCACCAATAAATACAGTGTTAGCACCAAATACACCAGTAGAAGCTGATATAAATGAAGCACTTATTCCTCCAGCTACTGCTAAATCAATACCATCAGCAGGAGCTGTGTTTATTGCAATATTTGAACCGCTCATTCTTAAACCAAAAGCAGAACCAGTTCCATCTAAAACTGCATGTGTGCTGTGTGAAATTTGAAGTAACTTTTGAAAATTACTTGATATTACCTTATCATTTAAATTTGACATATTTTTTTCTCCACTAAAAAGATATTTTCCCTCAGTTATAAATATAAAATTTTTATATAATTACTCTTAAAATTATCTAACTCTCCCTTGAATATTTGTATTTGGATTCTTTAATTCAAAAACCGTTGGTGTTGATGTTAATGGTGGTAATATGATTGATTTATCATCGGAAAGTGCAGTTTGGAAATCATATTTAAATCCATAACCAGCAGTCCCTCCACCATTAATTGTTGAGTCTTCAAATGTACCATTGTTAGCATATGAATAACTATAAGTTGAGTCTAATAAATCAGCATCGGCTACATCAGTATTATAATCATCTTTCTGTGTAATCGTTACATGTCCTATGGAACGAACACCTTCAACTCCCATTAATTCAAATTCCAATTGACTTTTATAAATTGGTTGATTGAATTGCATTTTTTCTATTTTAAAATAATCTTTTATTCGTTGTATACATTTTAATTTTACTTGTTGTTTATCAGCATATTTTTCAGCTATTACATCAAATATCACACCAAAGTTTACAATGTATCCATCGTTTATTGTAATGGTATCAGTCATCAATTTAAAGTTTTCTAAATAATTTTTTATATTTGATGTTAAGGTTGTGGGTAAATTATCACTAGTTCCTAAAGTAGAACTATGAGGGTTACCAACTAATTGTTTTAAATTATTATATCCCAATAAATAAATGTTAATAGATGACATCTCAAATGTTGAAATATCAGTTTGTTGTATTATTGGAACTTGGTTTGAAAGTAAATTTTGTGTTGTGGCAGCAAGATTACCTACTCGGCCAGCCAATAATACATCTACTGCAGCTTCATCTAGAGATGCATTAACAATTTCAGTTTGAATATTGTTCATTTCAGATATCATACTTTGAAGTTCAGATTGTAAAAATGAAGCTGCTTCATCAAGTTCGGATTGCCCTACTATGGCAGTATCACCTTCTATGTTTCTTGCAACATAAGCTTTTGCAATATTACCAAATTTACTTGGAACATTCAATACTCTAGCTTCATAATCTTCTTTAGTAACACATCTGTTTTGTGTTGTGAAGAACGCTTTAGCTCTTTCCTTTATTTCAATTGTATCCTCTTCATCTTTACCACCACGTGCTGGACGATTGTTTGTTACACTTGTTAATGTCGCAGAAGTATTTCCATTCTGTGCAGTTAAGGATGGTGTAGTAGATATATCACCACTTGGAACATTTGAACTTACACCACCACCTACTCTATAAGTAATAGTTAAGGTTGTATTATTTGGAGTTTCACCAAGTGTTGAGTACTCATCACCTAATAATGGGTCAATAGCATTATTTAAATCATTAGTTTGTCCAGGTATTATAATTCCAATTTGTTCTGTATCAATAAAGCTGTCATCAACAACTTGGCCATCTTTCAACACACCATTACCAAACACTAATGAAGTCGTATTATTTTGATTTGTTTCACGAGTAAATCTTTTTGTTGTTGTGATATATGATAAAGAATATGGAACAGCTGAAGTTGAACTTAAACCCGTAGCATCAACATATGCTGAATCTCTGTTAATATCATCCGTATAATGTGTCTGAATCACAACTTTATCTTGTGCTAAAAAATCAACCTCATACCAATTGTTTCCATTTGAATCTACACAAGAAATAATATCAATAACATTTGTATCAGGTATGGTAAGTGTTTTAAATTTTTCAGGCACTCCAACTTGAAATGAAATTGTTTTTTCAGTTGCACTTACAGCTTTTACATTTCTTGATAATGTATAAGTTGAAGCTAAACCACTCGCAGCTGTTGTGCCAATTGTATCACCATCATTTGAACCTGTTATTCTAAAATCAATTGGTTCTAATGTTGTAAATATAATATCAGAATTTGTATCGGATGATATCTCAATACCAGCATCAAATGTTCCTGCATTTGAATAATCTACTTTTGATACATCACCACTTGAAGCATTAACTTCCGATGTAAAGGTTAAGTTAACATATGATGGAACAATTGGTTTAACTTTATATCCAAACATTTTAGCCATCGTGATTATGTTTCTTCTTTCTTCGGCTAGTGGTAATAACATCTCACGGTATTGTTGGTCGATATAAAATGATAACACATCACCAACATATGCATTCATTTCTAATAACATCATGCCAGGTGATGTTTCGTTAAAATCACGATATGTATTTGGAAAATAAGATTTAGCATAATCCATTAATGATTCTTTTAATGCTGTAAAATCTTTATTTAAATAATTTACATTCGATTCTTTAAAATTTTCTTTACCATATGTTGGCATTTCTTATCTCCAATTAATATCCACCACCACCAGTTGTTGATTCTGTCTCTGATATATCACCACTAAAATCTAAATTTACAGAATCCAAAGTGTTTGGGTCTTGTTTTATGTTAAATAATATTTTTACTCTAATTTCATTTGCTCCAACAGTTGTAGTATTGTCTCTACTTAAAACTTGGATATCTCTTACCTCAACAAAAGGTAACCAAAACTCCATTTTATCTAATATAGAATTTTGTATACCAATTAAATTTTCATTTGTAATATGTTCAAATAAAAGCTTTCTTAAATTCAAACCTAAGTTTGGTTGAAAAAATCTCTCACCTTCATTGGTTTGTAATAAATTTCTTATGTTGTTTTTTACAGCTTCAATAGTTGTTGAAGTGGTTGCAAAAAATCCATCTAAATCATCACCTCTACGAATTGGTAAATCAATACCGACTTTAACATTGGTATCATTGTCTTGAATATAAGGTTTTCTTGATGTATCTCTAATCGCCATTATAATAATTTATCCCCATCTTCAGGTATTAATTTTACAGTTGTAAATTCTCTTTGTCCATCTTCATCTTCAGTATCAAATGCATCTCGTGAGTCTGGATCTTCACCAATATAAACGTAACCAACTGCATCTAATCCACCATCACCTTCTTTTATTTTTTTAGGGTCTTCATCTGTGTTATCTTTTGATAAATCAAATCCTGGTAAATTAGCACCACCTTGTAATAGGGGTAATACAGCTTTTTCAATTTCACCCTCTAATGAATCAATGAGAGCTCCTAATCCAAGTGGGTCACCAATTTGTTTCAATGTTTTTAATATAGGTTGATATTCACCTAATAAAGTTTCCAATTGAATATTAACAGGTTGGTCTGGTGTTTTTAATTTTTCAACTACCACTGGAGCTTTTAATTGTGTTATAGTAAAATCGGCCTCAGTCATTGTTTTAACTATAGCTTCAGACATATAATGAGCTTCCCTTTCAATAAAAGAACCATTGGAGGTATCAAGTGGTTTTGATATACCTGACTCCTTGGCTGCTTTTATTTTAGCATCTATTATATCTTGTTTTAATCCCATTACTATTTTCCAATTTTGTTTTTAGATTTTTCTATTGATTTTTCTAATACTTGACTATAATCTTTATTTAAGAACTGACTCATTGGGTCACTTGATGGAACTTGCTGTGTCCCATTCATCATATCACCATATTGCCCACCAATTAATTCATTCATTCTATCAGAAGTAAACTCACCACCACCCATTGTTTTCCAACCATCATCTTGAGCTGTTTCATTCAATACATCATTCAATACTGAATTTTTTGTAAATGATTTTTTCTCAACTATTTTTTTAGTTTGTGGTTGAGATTGAGTTGGTTGTTTCAATTCAGTTATTACTTCCTTGATAGCCATCGCAACTTCTTCCCTAACGATTTGTCTGATTATAGTTTTTATATTTGGTTTTTTCTTTTTCATAACTATCCTTGTTCTATTTTGTGTTTTGTACTTGTAATACTTTCTATCTTATTTGTAATTTTTTGTATGTCCGCTTGTATGGTTGGCATTGGTGATTGTGGACCTAATTGTGTTGTTATTGTTATTGATGGTATCAAACTAATAATATCATTTAACACCTCTTTTAGAGCCTCACCTAACACCATCGATTCCATAGTAGCTCTATTCGAATTACCAATATTAACATTATCAGATAAAATATTTAAACTTGTTGGAGCATTTATCGACATATGTTTGCTAGCACCAATATGTATATCTTTAATTGATGATATAAAAATATCATCAAGTTTTGAATTTAAAGTTATTCTATCAGAATGAAATAATATTTGATTTCCATTATATCCATAAATTGTTTCTTGAATATCAGCACCATTATTTAAATCAGAGTGAATATCACCAATCGGGTAAGTGTTATCTTCAATACCATCAGATGATAACTGAAACCCATTTATGCTTTCTTCTGTTTCCACATCATAATAACCATTAAAATGTTCTTGTAAAGTTCCATCGGAAGTTATACTAATTAATGTACCATCGGATATATTTTCAAATGTATTAGTTGGCGTTCTTTCATTTGATAAAAAAATATAAGGGTTATTACTTCTACTACCAATTCTAATGCTATTTCCATGTCTACCTTCAATTAAAGTATCACCAGTTGTTTCATTAACGGCATTCCCATAATCTAAATCTCCCTTTCTAACTTTACCCAATCGAGAATATGAAATTTCTTTATTAAAATTTGGACTCTCACCTTTTAAACCTCTAACTGTAGTGTCATTATTTTGAATCGTTGTCGCCATTAATTCAGGTAAAAGAGATGGGTCATCATTCCAAGTTGGTGAATTATTTGGAGTATTTAATGGACCTAAATAATAATTAACTCTACCAATAGTACAAAGTAAAACTGGATCTCCTTTTGATGGAACATCGTGTATAGTTCTTAAAAGTGGATAATATCTAAACTCTTCCCCAGCCGTAGACCTTTTTTTTGTAACACCATCTTTTATATGAGGTAAAGCTATAATGGTATTTAAAGTTGTGGGCCCTCCATACCTAACACTTTCAGCTGAATGAACTACTTCAACTACATTACCTGGAACAAATTGCAAATACATAGGGACTGGATAACTTTTTCCACCAAATCCTTTTATTGTTTTTCCAGGCATTGTTGTAAATATTGAACCCATTTAACTCTCCGTAAATCCAATTGTTTTATCTTTTATACCCTCAAGTTTTTCACTTTCTTTTTGTAAATCATCTACAGTATCTTGAAGTGTCCCCATTAATTCTGCTTTTTCATCATCACTTAATAACATTGATTCATCGGATTCACCTTGT